TGTTAAGTCACACTAGGCTTGTCCAGGTAATCACTCCTGGACCATCCGACCCCGACAAGACGACTTCACCAGCGCTACCCCCTGAAGCCTTATGAGCTTCGAAGGCGCAACTAGCAAAAACGTTGGCAGCGGGTGCTCCCCCGGCGTTTGCATATAGAAACTGAAGATACTTGTATCGAAGCCTGTGACGGCCTTCGGCAAGTACCGGTTTCGCGTGCATAACCGGAAAAGCCCAATTCTGCCAATCGGTATCCCATACCACTAGAGACGAAGCATGGCATATGTCAGGATCACTCCAAACATACTCATCACCCGTAGTCTCCAGTGGACCTACCAACTCTCGCTGAAGGGCTGTAGGCAAAAGTGACCGAACTAGTCGAACCGTAGGTTCGATTTCGTATAGGCCATCTCGCCAGGCCCCCCTTAAATTGTTATGGAGGTGAACCAAATCCTTTACTTGGGATAAAGACCGTTTCATGTAAAACGGTCGAACGATGACACCATCAAAGTAGTCCTTACCACATGATTCCCGGAACGGTCCGGATGTGAAGGTTTTGTCGCGATTCGTCTGAAAACCGCAAAACCTTAGGATTTTGATGAGGTGGTCTGACATAACTGCTGGCACGACGATGTCGTCGCCAAATACCGAAACGTAGGCGTACTGGTACGCTGGTCCGAAGGTATCACGAAACCACTCCGTGGTCCGTGACAGGTCAGACACGCTTTGAGAGAGAGCGAAAAATACCATGCTCTCCAGCTCGAACGTGTATCCATTTCCCATTGAAGAAAACTTTTCCCACTTTATCCGCTCACCATCGAGCATTCCAAATGAGGAACGCAGATCGCAGAGTACGTCAAACCACTCAGGTGGCAGTAACTCTCTGACTAACTCAATGGATAAGCAATCGCTGGCCATCCGTAGATCAATTGTCACCGGGTCGTAATCGTCTTGCGACTGACTACCGATTTTAGCTAATAACTGATTTCGGGATTGATCTGTGAGATCACAGCCTGCCCGCTTAAGACACCTCTTCATAAAGGTGCCGACAGCGAGCTGTAGAAGGACCATCATGCGTCCTTCGATTGCGATTGCACGGAGTGTCGTAGCGTCCTTAGGGACGAATGTCACTTTATTGTAGTCAATTACTTCCATGCGAGCATCGATTGCTGCAAGAGTTTCCTCAAACAACCGCTGCTTTTGGAGGGCGTTAATGAACGCCTCCATCTGCGTCAAGGGGCCGACAAATGAGTCGTCCTTGACAGTCTTACCGCGCCATATGGTGTCGAAAACGTTGTCGGCATTGCTGCCGTAACGATCCTCCCATAGAGCGCGTGCCCACGTCTGATTGTTTAGTATCAGCCGTAGGGCATGGAAGTAAGCCCCTTTTGCAACCGTATAGTCGCCGTCTGCAAACTTGTAGTACGGAGTAGTGTACGGGCGATTTAAACCCACACACCCCCCTGGGCCGTGTTTAACTTTGGTAAATAAACTCTGAACATCACATTCACCTAACCAGCTTTGTATTTTTCGCCGTGCCAAGTGGAACACTTGGTGGACGTCGAGGCGCCTTGGTAAAGGCCCCGAAGCAAAGTCAGTCTTGCGGTGTTTGATGAAACGACGGTTTGTCGACCTACAAAGCCTCTCAGCCTCGTAGAATCGATCCTTCGCTTTAAGTTCAGGGTTCATGTCACCATCTATCCAAGGAAACTTCTTAAATAGATTCAGTACAGAAATGCTAGCAAAGTAACTAGCGTGGGAACAATGCTTCTGCACATCCCCAAATTCTGCTCCGAGTGCTAGATACCCAGAGACGCTGCGCTTTTCAACGCAGCGCCTCAGAGCGACCAGGAGGTCGGTATCCAGCCTATCGGATAAACTATCAATCAACGAAGCTAGGACCGTCCAAGGAATTGAACGGCCGTTGCCTTCTGGAATCTTACGATGCCATAGCGTAGAGATTTCGCGTACCAGCTGTGACTTGCGCCACAGAATCCTGCGATCCTTGTGCCTGTGTAGGCTTGAGGTTTTCATGTTGTTTCCAATTTTGATGAGCTAATGGAACGATCAGTAATCCGAGGATTACCAAGACGATAACCACGAGCGACCATATTAATAGGTCGCGGTTCACTTAAGATTGGGCAACAATTTGCTTCGACAAAACATCCCGCGAGGTTTGTTCGATAAAAGCAAGCAGGCCTTCCGTGACGAACGCGTCGCGTTGAGCGTCAGTCAGAAAGGCGGGTACGGAGCTGTCAATACGCAAAATGGCGGGTCGAGCGATGTTGTTTGCATCGCTAAACTGGCGAGTCAACTTGACCTCGCCTCGGGAAACCCCGACGTAATCTTTCGTTGGTTTTGGCTCTGTTCGTTTTTGTTGCAGTAGGCCGGGAACACCGACCGCGGATACTTCTCGGAAAATCGCAAGATTCCCGGTAAGATTGTACGCGTCGAATGTTTTGCCGGTACCTGTGCCAGCGACGATAGTTGCTTTGAGAGCGATAGAAGACATGTTAGTCCTTTGAAAATTGGATTAATTGATACTAACGCATGACCCTTAACAGGGCAGCGGCGTCAGCAAGTCGTTTGAAGTTAAGTTTAACTTCGGGCGGAGGAATTAGCGGTACAGGGAGACCCGGCGTCCGGTCGATCGAAAAGTTCTCGACAATGTCGAAGCTTCCAATCGGCACAGGTGCGCTAGGCCAAGAACCTGGTCCAGTTGCTGAAGGGGTATACCCCGTCAGCTTTCTAGTGACCTTTCGAGTTGTCACGACAACTATGCCGCTATCTATTACATTTACACCCACCTTAGGAGACATCGCACCCAGCCAGTCACCAATTGGAATGAACCAATCTGCAACGAAGCTTAGAGGCGTCACCTCCCAGAGATATCTGGGGACGTCAAAGATACCAAAATCATTCATCCTGTTGGCCAAGCCGCTGGGATTAGTGACCGTGTATCTGGCATACGCTCTAACCGAGGTTTGACTCTCGGCCTGGATTTCTGCAGACCACGTGCCTCCTGCGAAGGAGTTAGTGATCACATTCGTCGTGCGCTTTGATGTACCTTCTTTGCGTTCGAACACTTTCGTGAATTCACGCTTAGTCAGCTCATCGCGGAGCATCTGAGCATTTATAGCCTTAAGACTGTCTACTATATCATAGACTAAAGGAGTCCAACCGTACCTGAACTCGAGTTCCAGCCGTGCCGCATCAGTGAGAAGATTAATGTCCTTGGGCCGCAAAGGCCTTCGAGCATATTTCTTAATGGGTTTTCCTTTCCTGTTGAGGATTGGCACACCATTTTCATCCCACACGACGATAAGCTTGGGTTTCGAGAAAGTACGTTTACCTGGATACATCTTCATCAGCGCACCGACATCACCCTTGCGGATGGCGTGGTAGGTCGCTGCGAGCTTACGAGCTCGTACGAGAATTAGATCCGCTGTTTTACCGAATTCCGCAGCTGTCACCAAAGACTGCGACTGCGCGGGGTTAATTCTGTTCAAGCACCCGATGGCTGCCAAAGCCATCAAGTTCGTAGTGTTTACGCCGTCAACCCCCGAAGAGGAAGACGACGCGAACCCTGCGTTGCCTAAAACATATGACACCCCGTCACCCGTCCAGGTACGCCGTACATTCCTCCCATCTGGGTAGGGAACATTGCTCGTTGTTAACGAGTTATTCGACGGCGTGTATTTTGAACGAGACAGAGAGAATGGTTGGGTTGCCTTCCATTCACGGTAATCTGAAGCCTGCTTAAAAGGACCAGCAATGTCGTAAACTCGATCGCTGGAACCTCTAAGGCCAGACGCACCCACAACACCCGACGTCGTTACGGCCGGGCGTGGAAGTGGGGGCTGGTCGACTACTGTGTACGACAAGATCGTTGGGATGAGATCACCCCGCGTTCTTGTGCGAGGACCGTAGACTGGGCTCTTCTTCATAAAGGTAAGGACTCCTACAAGGATTTAAGGTTAACTTGTGGCGTAACAACCACCGAAAGGGACTGATATCCCTTTCATCAGACGATAGGATGTCTTTTGGACATCCCTCTCGCCATGATAGCCGAACCCCTCTATTCATCACATTCAACAGCTTGCGCTGATCGACCTCAGACTAGGCAATCAAGCCTAGGATTAGAGAGATACCGAATGGACGAACGGAAGG